CATGTCGCTCGAACAGCGCTCGAGCGGTTACCAGGATCTTGTGAGCAACAACAATGCGTTGCTTGCCGTGATGAAGCGTAAGGGCCTCTGGCAAACTTATAGCGGTCCCCGCATCCGCCAGACGCTGCAAGTCTCGAAACAGATTGCGCAGTGGTACGCCGGTTACGATCAGTTGCTTAACCCGGCGATCGATCTGTTCAACGACGCCTATTTCGAGCCGAAGATGGTTGTGGTGCCTGTCATTCTGTCGATGCAGGAAATCCTCAACAACGAGGGCGAGAGCCAGTTGATGGACGTGTTCGATGCCTACATCGACGCGGCCGAGCGTTCACTGGAAGACGTCATGGACGCATCGCTCTACAGCGACGGCTCGCTGAACGGCGGCAAGCAGCTTACCGGGCTTGCGGCTGCGGTGCCGATCCTCAACACGACAGGCACCTATGGCGGCATCAACCGCGCAACAGCGGGCAACGAAGTCTGGCGTACGGCTACCTACAATGCCCACACCGGCGGGACCGCGCTTGGTTTCACCAACCCGACGCAGGTTACGTCGGCGAATATCCGGCAGTGGCTCAACTACATCATGACCAAGCAGTCCCGCGGCAAGGATTACGCCGATCTGTTGATCATGTCGCCCGAGCACTATGCGGCCTACGACGCTGCGACGGTCGTGATTCAGCGGCAGCAAAATGAAACGAGCCTCGGGAAACTAGGGTTCAGTGCGCTCGAATATATCGGTGGCGGCAAGCGAGCGGAAATCGTGCTCGATGGCGGCATCGGCTCGAACATGCCGAGCGATACCACGTTCGGTCTCAATACCGACAGCCTTAGGTTGAGATACCATCCGAACCGGAATTTCGACAAGCTGTTCGATGGCGACGGCATGATGCCCATCGATAAAGATGCAGTGGCGCAATTTATCGGCTGGATGGGCGAATTAACGATGACCAACCCATTCTTTAACTGGCGCTTCTACGATCCGACACCAGCATCTTAAGGGTGTATCGCTAACTTTTGCGGAAGTGGCCTCCAACCGCCCCGCAGAAGACTGGAGCCGTCCCGGCAAGGATCTAACGCCTTCCGAGCGCTTTGCCGAAGGCGGCTCCAGACCCCATCCAACGGAAGGAGAGTTATTCTATGGCTACCGATCCCGATGCAGGCGTTGTCGCTGTATTCAAAATGATGGCCTTCAAGGACGACGCCGAAAGTCTCAAGCAGGGCCGCCCGATTTTCATTGATGAAGAAGTCTGTGAGCTACGCTATCCCGGCTCGAAAAATTCGAGCTGCCATCCAGCCACCAGCTTCTCGCACTGGTCGAAATCGCCCTATGACGGCTCACCCTATTCGCTGACCTACGCCGAGCGTTTCAAGCGGCAGTATCAGCAGTTCAAGGCCGAAGCCGCGCAAACCAAGGCCGGCACGCCGCTGGATTATGGGCGTTTCCTGACCGAAGCCCGCCGCGCCGAACTGCGCGCTTTGAACATCTACACCATCGAGCAACTTGCTGCGCTTGATGGGCAGGAATTGAAGAATATCGGCATGCATGGCCGCGACCTCAAGAACAAGGCGATCGAGTATCTCGAGGAAGCCAAGGTCGGCGCGCCGAATATGCAGATGCTTTCCGAGCTGGAAGCGTTGCGCGCCAAGAACGCGCTGCTCGAGGAGGACATCAAGCGGATCGCACCGCCTGCCGATGAGTTCGTCCCGACCCATCAGGATCAGTTCGATGGCATGAACACCGAGCAACTGCGCGAGTTCGTCGCCACCAACACCGGACAGACCCCGCTAGGTTCGAGCAGCCGAAAGACGCTGCTGCGGTTGGCGCGTGACGCGGTTTCCAACAGTTCTACGAAGGCGGCATGACGATGACACTGGTGTCGGTGGTGAAGGATGTCTGCGCGACGGTCGGGGTGACGATCCCGACATCCGTATTCTCCAACATCACCGGCAACAGGACCATGCAGGAGATGCTTTCGCTTGCGAACGAAATGGCGCAGCGCATCGCGTATGATAACCGCGACTGGACTGCGCTGAAGAAGATACACACGATAACCGGAGACGGCGTCAGCACGGCGTTCGACCTGCCTGCCGACTACAAACGCATGTTGCTGACGTCGAATGTCTGGCGCTCGACCTCGACACAAACGGCAATGCATTTCATCCCCGATACCGATGAATGGCTCAACCGCCGCGCAGACAATGGCGACACCGACAATGCGTGGGGCGAGTGGACCATGCTGGGCGGCCAGATGCACATCTTCCCGGCGCTGGCGGCAGACGAGAGCGCATACTTCGCCTACCTCCACAAAAACTGCATTGCGCTGGCCGGTGGCGGGCTGAGCGACATGTTCATGGCGGACGGCGATCGCACTACGCTCGACGAGCGTGTCCTGAAGCTGGGTATGATCTGGCAGTGGAAGGCGCAAAAGGGATCGCCTTACGCCGAAGACCTCGGCACCTACGGGGATGCGCTGACGAATGCCATGGGTCATGACAGCCCAGGGCCTATCATCGTCGGCAGGGGCCGCCCGATTTATCGAGGAAGTTCAAATGCCTGGGCGTGGCCATGAGCCAGCACCAGTTCTTCCGCAGGACACCAGTGCAGCCGCAAGCGGCGCAAAAGATGGAAACGATCACGTTTCCGGCGCCGACTCGTGGCCTCGTCCAGAACGAGAATGAAAGCTACATGCAGCCCGGCTCTGCCGTTGTCATGGACAACTGGAAGCCGACCATGAAGGGCGCCAGCCTGCGCGGCGGTCATAACCGCTGGGCTGAACTGCCGGAGACGACGCCGATTATCTCTGCGTTCGAATACGCCAGCGGCGACATTCACAAGATGTTCGTGGCCAACCTCAACAAGGTTTATGACGTCACGACCTCGACCCCGGCACTGGTGGCGAGCGGGCGGACGTCGGGCAACTACGTCGCCTCGCAGCTCGCCAACCAGGGCGGCGACTGGCTGCTGGCGCTGAATGACGCCGGCGATGCGCCATTGCGCTTCAACGGCACCACATGGACCTCGCTGGCGACGACGACGCCCACCGATTGGCTTGTCAGCACGGCTTACGCGATCGACGCCCGTGCTCGCGACCCCGCAGATGGCTCGCGCTGGAAATGCCTGGTGGCACATACCAGCCCCGGCACCGGCACGTTCGCGGCGGCGCGCGGCGCAACGCCCGGTCAGTGGACGATCGACACTGCGGCCGATAGCTCGGTCTTTATCATTGGCCCAGCCGGCACGCCGATCGAGAACGGCAACAATCTGGTCTACGTCTGCAAGTACCGCAATCGCTGGTTTTTCATCGAGAAGAACAGCATGAACGCCTGGTACCTGCCGCTCAATGCGGTCGGCGGCCAGTTGTCGATGATCCCGATGTCCGGCGCCGCCACCAAGGGCGGCAAGCTGCTGTTCTGCACGTCGTGGTCAATTGATGCAGGGGATGGAATTGACGACAAGATCGTGTTCTGCACCGACCTCGGCGAGCTGCTGATTTTTACCGGCGGCGATCCCTCCAGTGCCGCCAACTGGCGTCAAGAGGGCCGTTACGAAGTCTCGGCCCCGATGGGCATGAACGCGCATATCGCGGTTGGCGGCGATCTGTTGATCGCGACGGTGGACGGCATCGTCCCGACTTCGGGCGCGATCACCAAGACCCGCGTTGAACTCGAGCTGGCGGCGATCACGCGCAACATCAAAATCATGTGGCGCGCCGAGGTGCTCGAGAAGCGCGAGTGGCCGTGGACGATGGAGAAGTGGGACGAGTACGGCGGGATATTCATAGCCGTCCCCGGCAGCGCCTCGGGCAAGGAGCGGTGCCTCGTGGTCAACGCCGCGACCGGGGCGTGGGCGCGCTACACCGGCTGGGATGCAACGTGCTTCGTGCGGATGCGCGGCGATATGTTCTTCGGTACCCAGAACGGCATTGTCATGCAAGCCGACCGCACCGGCTATGACGACGGCATGCCCTATGTCGCAGTGCTGGTCGGCGGCTGGGAAACGTTCCAGTCACCATCGCAGACCATCACCTGGCGGCAGGCGCGGGCATCGTTCACCGCACGCGCCGGCGAGCCATTCGCGCCGCAGCTATCCGGCACGGTGGATTACATCGTCACTTTGCCGACCCCGCCCAATGCCGGGCCGGATCCTGGCGTGCTGGATCTATGGGACCAGGGGCTGTGGGACACGGCGATCTGGGACGCCGGCACGCCGCCGCCGCTGGTAGTGCGGAACACGGGTTGGGTGAGCATTGGCCTGACCGGGTTTTCTCACGCGCCAGTGGTTCAGGTGACGGTGGGACAGAATGCTAGGCCGGAAGTGGATTTGATTTCAATCGCCGCGACGTTCGAGCGGGCTGGGATCAACGTTTAGGAGGGAGTCATGAGCGATTGGTTTGCTCCAAGTTACTGGGTCGGTCCTGGGCCTAACTTTTCTGACGTCAATAATAAAGTGGCTTATAACCAGGCCAACATGGTGCCGGCCATGAACGCCAATCTGGCGTATGTCCAATCGACGGCACCGACGCAGCAGCAACTGTATGGCGGCACCGGCTTTGGAAGTCTGACCGACTACTATTCGGCCCTCGGGGCCGCCTATGGCCGTAATAC